GCATTAAATACAAAAATAAAAAATATTAAAACAGAAAAAATATTAAAAGTAAGACCAGAAAATATAAAAAGTGGAGTATCTGTGTTTGGAATAAATGGAACATATACAAGTGATGCAAATGCAACAGCGAACGATATAGTTACAGGAAAAACTGCTTATGTAAATGGAAGTAAATTAACAGGAATATATACACCAACAGTGCCAAGTGGAACAATAAGTATAACAGAAAATGGAACAGTAGATGTAACAAATTATGCAAGTGCTGATGTAAATATTGCAAGTTCTCCATCTTTTCCACCTGATTGGACAGAATTAGGTTATTCAAATACACCTGAAATGATAATACAAGGTTTTAATTTGGCAAAAGATATAAAATATAATTGGGATAATACAATTACGAGTATGAATTCCCAATATTATAGAAATACAACAATATCTTTTTTCCCAAGTGTAGATACAAGCAATGTTACAGATATGGCATATTGCTTTGGTTCTTGCACTTTTTTACAATCCATAGGTCAAATAGATACGTCAAAAGTAACTGATATGCAGAATATGTTTTTAAGTGCCAATAAATTAGTAGAAGTTCCACAACTAAATACAAGTAGAGTAACAAAAGTATACAACATGTTTAATGGTTGTCTTAATTTATCTGTTACAAGTTTAAATAATATATTAGCAATGGCTATAAATATAAATCCAAATTATAGTGGTGTAAAAACATTATATGAAATGGGATTTAGAAGTAATTATTATACAACAGAAACTTGGCAAAGTTTACCTAATTATCAGGCATTTTTAAATGCTGGTTGGACAATGGGATTTTAACATTGACAAAATAATATAAATATTATATAATAAATATGTTGAAAAAATTCTAGTGTAAAGTTAGTTGATTTCAGTATTTTACTGATTTTGACTAACTTTTTTTATTTTTCCAAAAAAATATTGACACAGTAAAAGTTTTATGGTAATATACTTATGTAAAAACAAATTGGAGGTGGGATAAATGGTAGATTTAGAAGATTTAGAAGTTCAATTACAGGACTTAAAAAATGCTTATCAAAATCTAATTAATGGACTAAACGACTTAGAAGGTGTTGAAGGATTAGATGAACAATTTATAGAATTAGACAAAATAATCCAAGACGTAGACAACCAAAGAATTGAATTAGAAGCAAGAATAGAATTTCTAGAAGAAGAAGCTTATATGCAAGAAAATGAACAACAATGGAAAAAAGAACAAAGAGATCAAGATTATCAATATTGGCAAAGCCAAATTTAAGGAGGAATTTTAATGGAAACAACAGTAACAAAAAATAAACAAGGTTATGGTTACAAATACACAGATTTAGCACAAATACATGAATATTTAGAAACAAATGGTATGAAATACTATCAATTTATTAAAAGAATTGAAACAGAGGATTATGTATTTACAAAAAGATATATAGACGGAAAATGGGAAGATGAGCCAATACAAGGTTGTAGAGTTGTAAATGCAGTTTTGAGTGGCAAATCAAATCCAGCACAAGAACAAGGTTCTGCATTGACTTATGCTAGAAGATACAGCTTACTAATGGCATTTGGATTAGCAACAGAAGATGATGATGCAGAAAGTCTAACAAGAAAAACAATAGACGCAAAATATGAAATAGCATTAAGAAATATAATAAGTAAAAATGAAATACCAAACGAAAAAGTTATCTTAATTTTAAATAAATACGGATATTCAAGATTAAATGAAATAGAATTAGGTAATTATAAAAAAATATGTGATGAGTTAGGAGAATAACAAATGAATAAAAAATATTGTATTGAAATGACAATAGAAGATTGTTTTGTAAAATATTATACAGAAAAAATTGCTTGTGTATGTGATGCAGATAAAAGAGAAATAATATTTGTGGAGGAATAAATGATAGGAACACCAGAACAAATTTCAAAATATTTATGGCAATTAGATAAAGACAAACAATATGAAATAAAAGAATATAAAGAAAAAAGAAGTAATAAAGCAAATGCTTATTTCTGGGAACTTTTAGGTAAATTATGTTTTGAAATGAATTTAGACACTATTCAAGAATATAAAAAAAGAGTAAAAGAGCTTGGAGTATTTAGACATTGGGAAATAGAAAAAGAAAACGTTGAAACATTCAAAAAAATGTGGAGCGATAAAGGTATAGCATGGTTCATTGATATTGTAGATATTGAAACAAATGGGAAAATACCAATTAATGCCTATTATGGTTCAAGCTCTTATAATAAAAAACAAATGGCAAAACTAATAGATGGTGTTGTTCAAGATTGCCAAGCAATAGGAATTGAAACAAAAAGTCCAGAAGAAATTAATTCATTATTTGAAAGTGAGAAATAGGAGGTAAACAAATGAAACAATATGATATTATATTAAGTGCAATGATAAATAATAAAGATAAGAAAATATGGACTGCAAAGGATTTCCAAAAAGGTAAATATTTTGTGCGGATACGAAGCTAGTCCAAGAATGAGTGAACTCGCAAAAATGTATGAGGATTTATTTATAGTAGGTAGAGATGGAAGATTTAGAACATTATCTATAAATTGGGATTATGAACATATAAAAGATTTTATAATTCGATATGGAGAATAGTATGTATTGTAAATATTTATCTAAAACGTTTCAAAATGGTTTTAAATGTAAATTATATAAAAAACATATAAACTTATTGATTGATTGTAAAAACTGCCCAGATTTTATTGTGGTAAGAAATAAGGGGATAAATAAAGTAAGTAATAAAAGAATATTTGTAACAGATGAAACATATAAAAAAGTTTATGAAAGAGATAAGGGTATATGTCAATTATGTGGAACAAGTCAAAATTTACAGTTGCATCATATTTTAGGCAGAGGAAAAACTTTGACAAATGACATAAATAATTGCATTATGTTGTGTGAAAATTGCCACTTGAATGTTGTTCATAAAAATCAAAAAAAATATAGACCAATACTTTTAGAAAAAAATAAAAAAATTTTATAAAAAACATTGACAGAGTAAAAGTTTTATGATAATATATGTCTATCCTAAGGAGAGGAGATAATAAAAATGCTTTATAAATATATAGTTCCAGAACATTATAAGAAAATGTTTGGCAATAAAAAAATAATATATTGTGAAGTAATAAACACAGTAGAAGATATACAACCTAAAGTTTATTTAGTAAAAATGATTAATTTTATGAACGCATCTAATATATTTAGTGAAAAAGATTTACAAAAGCTAAATATTATAGATAAAGTAAAAATATTTTTTATAAAAAGGAGGAATACAAATGAAAAAATATAGTTGGAATAAAAAGAAATTTGCAAAAAATATGTTAATTGTATTAGCATTTATAGGTACAGCATTATTATTTGATGGATTATTTATATATGCAATATTTAGATAGGAGGATAGTATGGAAGTAGCAGGTCGAACAATGATTTTTAAAAATGATAAAGGATATAGCACAACTATATCAAATAAAAAACAAGATGGATCATACGATAAAATGTATATAGCAGTTCAATTACCAAAAGGTGTTGAATTAGAAAATAAAACAAAAATAGAAATTACAAAAGGATTTTTGAGTTTTTATCAAAATAAAGATGGATTAGCAAAAATAAAAGTAGTTGTTCAAGAATATATACCAATTGGTGGAATTACAGAAAACACAGAATTTTTTGGAAATGATTTACCATTTTAGGAGGAACAAATGTATATTATAAAAAAAGAATATATGAATGAAAAAGATAATAAAAGATTTAATGAATTTATAAAATTATACAATATAAAGCAAAAAGAAATAGCAGAAATTACAGGAATTACAGATGGTTATATATCACAAATAGCAAATGGAGAAGATACAACAAAAGCAAGTGCTTATGCAGTATGTAAGGCTATTTCGCCAGATTTAGAGATACAAGATTTATTTAATTTTGTATAATTTTAAAAAAAGTATTTACAAATGAAAAATTATAATATATAATGCAGATACAAAAGACGAGTTGAACAAATAATTACATAGATATTTAAAGTTAGTAATAACTTTTTATATACATAAAAGAACTCGTTTATCAACTCGCACGAGTTCTTTTATTGTTATTATACGAAAGGAGAAAAAATGGAAGGCTGGATTAAGATACATAGAAAAATACAAAACAATTGGTTATGGCAAGAACATAGAAAATTTAGTAAATTTGAAGCATGGGTATCTTTATTATTAAAAGCCAACCATAAAGAAAATAAAATATTAGTTGGCAATGAAATAATAACTATACAAGCAGGTAGTTTTATGACAAGTGAAGTTAATTTATCTAAAGAATGGGGTTGGAGTAGAAATACAGTTAGAAAATTTTTATCGTTATTAAAAAATGAAAAAATGTTGACACAAATTTGCACAACAAAATATACAATTATAAGTATTGAAAATTGGGCATTATATCAATTTAACGAACAACAAGTTGAACAACAGATTGAACAACAAACTGAACAACAAGTGAACATCAAACTGAACACAAACAAGAATGATAAGAATGATAAGAATGAAAAGAAGATAAGAAATAATATAGCAGCTTCCGAAGAAACTTCTCCAGCTGATACTGCAAAAGCCAACAAACATAAATATGGAGAATATAATCATGTATTGTTGAAAGATGAAGAATTACAGAAGTTAAAAGAAGAATATAGTAATTGGGAAGAGCTTATTAAATATTTAGATGAATATATTGAGATGAAAGGGTATAAAGCAAAATCACACTATCTTTGTATAAAAAAATGGGTAGTAGATGCAGTAAAAAAACAAAAACCCAAAGAAACAAAACAACAAGAATGGTTAAAAAGGTGGTTAGAAAATGACTAAAAAAGAATTTACTGGATATATAAAAGAATTGCAAAATTATTATAATCAAGAACTTAACGAAACAGAATTTGATATTTGGTATAACAGTTTAAAATTTATGACAGTTGAAAGATTTAATTATATATTATCACAACTATATGAAGTCAATAAATTTATGCCAAAATTAGCAGAAGTATTAGATATGCATAAACAAATACCATATACAGTAGGAAAACAAGAAAAGAAAATTGAAGGTCATTGTGAAAAATGTAATGATACAGGAAATATAATTTATACAAAAATAATAAATAATATGCCATATAAATATACAGCAGTATGTGATTGCGGCAGACAAGATAGATACGATGGTAGACAATGTGTAAAAGAAAAAGATAAAAGTGATTATTATATACCAACAACAGAAGAAATTGATTTACAAGTTAAAAATGATCGTCCAAGTAATGAAGATATAATTAAGAGTATGAAAATATTAAAAAACAGTCCAATAATAAGCGAAGATATAAGAAATATTATAAGAGAAAATTTTAAAAAATACAATAAATAACAAAGGAAAAAATAGTGGATATATGGTATTATAAAACCATAGGGGGAATTACTTATGAGTAATAAAAACAGAAGTGCAAGAGAAATGTTAGAGAAAATATACGGAAAAAAATGTATGATCCATGAGGGAATAAGAAAATTAAGTCCACCAAAGCCAAGTAAAGGACATTACAAAGGAAAAAGTATAGCAAGACAATTAACATACCATCATTTAAAAGCAAAAAGATATGGAGGCAAAGCAACACTAGACAATGGAGCTTGTTTATGTAGAACTTGTCATGATTGGTTAGAACAATTAAGTGAAACAGAACGAGAAAAAGTAAATGATGAATTAAGACAATATAAAGCAGATTTTCTTATAGGAATAGCAGAAATAACAACAGAAGGGGTTCAACAAGCAGAAGTGTATGAACCAGAACCGATAGAAGAAGTAATAACAATACCAGCTTATGATTTTACAGAGGAAGAATACCAAGAATTTTTACAAAGAAAAAGAAAAGCAGAATTAGAAAAACCACGATGGAAAGGGGAAGAAAAATGAAAATAAATGTATCTCCAGAAGAAAGAATTAGAAGAATAGAGTTGAAATTACCTGTTACAAAACAATTAGTGTATTATGACACAGATAAAAACAAATATAATATTGTTTCTTACAATGTCTATGAAGAACATAAAAGTTACAAAACAATAGAAGTAGAGTTAGAAAACAATAAAAAAGTTAAAATACACGAAGCATATTTAAGAGAAATGCAAAGACCTGATTTTGAAAGATATATGGAAGAACTTATAAAAAAATATAAGGAGGAAAACAAATGAAAGAATATATAACAATAACAAAACAAGAAAAGAATGCAATAGTAGCTATAACAGTAATATTAATGCTAACAAATATAATTTTATGTTTTAAAGGTATGGCATTAATGCAAAGATATAATGAAGTAATAAAAGAAAAAGAGGCACTTGAAGAAATTATACAAATACAACAAGAACAGTTGGAGGGGATTTAATGGAACAATGGTTAAGAGATGCTTTGGCAGAAGAAGAAGGATATGTAATATGCCCTTTAGTTCAACCATATCAATATATTCATTGTGATGAAAAGTGTGAAAAATGTGAATATAATATTGAATTTAAAAAATGGTGTAAAGAAAATCTTAAGGAGGATTAATATAATGGAAGAAGATATAAAGATACAAGATTTAATTGAGCATATAAGATTTGGAACGCAATTAAAATACGATATGAAAACTTATTTAATAGCAATAGAAAATCTAATAGCAAGATATAAGAAAATAGAAAAAGAATTTAATAAAGCTATAAGTGAACAAAGAAAATTAATAAGAGAAAATACAAAATTGAAAAAAGAAAAATTTGATTTAGAAAAAGAAAATATACATTGGAAAGGAAAATATTATTTAGAAAATAGAAAATATATAGAATTACATAATGAAAAAATAGATACTCCTGTTATTAGATTTACAGAAGAAGTATTAAAAGCATACATTCCAAAATTAAAAGTAAAAGAAAAGATAGAAGAATTAAAACAAGATGTAAAAGATTTTGAAGACTATTGGAGCAAAGACCCTAGAAGATTTAAAAGGCAACAATGTATAGATTATTACAAATTAGAAGCTTTACAAGAACTTTTAGAAGATTAAGGAGGAAATAAGATGTGTGAATATTGTGAGTTAGATAGTAACAATAAAAATTATTATCAATATATGGACAATCTACCTGTTCTAGACGATTATAATGAAACATTATTAACTGGTAAAAATAGAGTGTATCAATATATAAGAAAATCAGATAAAAGGTATAGTTTAATAAGTGAACTAAACAATAATAATGGAGATGTTTTGAACTTACCTATAAACTATTGCCCTATGTGTGGTAGAAAGTTAGGTAAGGAGGAAATAAGATTATGGAATACATAGAAGTCCCTGATGGATTAATAAGAAAAGATTTAATAAAACAAGTTAGAAAATATGACCGCAATAGATATGAAGGTGGAACATATTATGGATTAGAAGTTATCGAGGAAAAAATACATAATTATGAAAAATTAGATAAAGGTGGAGCTTGGAGTAGTGGTCAAGAAAAATGGAGAAATGAATTATATGAGAATATAAAAAAACAATTAACTAAAAAAGAAGATGTTGAGGAGGTTTAATATAAATATGACAGAGGAAGAAAAGAAAGCAATAGCATATTTAAGATTTTATTTAGGGGATAATGAAAATGAGTATTTTGATAAAGATTTTGTTGTTAATAAAAAAGATTTGCAGATAATTTTAAATCTAATCCAAAAGCAAGACACAGAAATAAACAAATTAAATAAAAAAATAAGTAGAGCAATAGCACATATAGAAGCTTGTAAAACAACATTAGGAAACTATATATTAAGTCCAAATGAAACAGAATGCTTATTAAATATTTTAGATGAGGAAAGAAGGGGAGAATATGAGTAAAATTCGTGTAATAGATTTATTAAATAAAATAACAAATGGAGAAGAAGTGCCAGAAAAGATAAAGTATAAAAATGAATTATATGTATTTAATAAAAATACGGAAACAATTGATGACTTATATAGACTTAACCACACAGATGGAATAGATTGGTTATCTCATATTAATATTGAATTAACAGATGATGTAGAAATAATAGAAGAACAACCAGAAATAGATATACAGAATAAAAATGAAACAAACTGGGAAAAAATTGGGGAAATGGTTGGCAAAATGTATTTAGAATTTGCTAAAGGTTTTAACAATGCTTTAGAACAATTAGGAATTGAACTAGACAACCAAATAAACAATAAATGAAAGGAGAAATAAAGATATGTTAACACTCTTAATAAAAAAGAAATGGTTTGATATGATAAAAAATGGAGAAAAGAAAGAAGAATACAGAGAGATTAAGCCATATTATAATACACGATTTAGAGGTTATTATTATGCTACAACTGGAATGCAACCTCATGTATTATTTAGAAATGGCTATTCTAAAAATAGTCCAACAATTGAATGTAAAGTATGTATAACAAAAGGCTTTGGCAGACCAGAATGGGGAGCAGAACCTAACAAAGAATATTATATTTTAGATATTTTGGAGGTATACAAATGAATAGACAAAGAAAAAGACAACTAGAAAGAAAATATGGAACAGGATTTGCAATGCAAAAGTATAGAGATGAAGTAATGCAGCAAGGAATAGATAAAGGCATCCATAATACAATATCAATGGTTTTGTATATGACAGCATATACACTTAACTACAAGCTAGGATTTGGAAAGAAAAGACTAATAAGAATAATGACAGATATATATAACAATATAGACAGTTACAGAACAGGACAACTTGACCCAAACGATTATAAAGAAATAGTAAATATGATGAACCAATTAGGGTTCTATGTAAAATAAAGGAGTGATAACAAATGACAATACAAGAAGCAAAACAAAAAGCAAATAAAAATGATGAAGTAACAAAAACATTATTGGAATATATAGGATATTTAGAAAATAATTATGCAGAATTAAAAAAGGCAAGTGAAGCACATAGACAACAAGTAGGTGGATTATATAAACAGTTAGATGAGAGGTAATGCCTATGTTAGAAGAAGCCATTAATTTAATAAAAAAGGAATTAGATATGTATAAGATATTAGATAGAAATTTAACAGGTAGTACAAATGCAATATTAAAAGCAAAGAGAGGTTATAAAAAACAGATACAATTAAGGAATTACATATTAAATATTTTAAAAGAACAAAAGAATTAAAAAATATTGAAATTTTAAAGATAATATGATAAAATAACGAAAAAAGTAGAGATAAAAATGGATAAATATAATTGTGAAATGGTATTAAATAATAAATGTCTTGGTTGTGTAGGATTGCGGAGAAAAAGATTTTATAGGAAAATATAAATGCACAATATACCAAGAACTAAAAAAGGGAAAGGTAAATGATAATAAAAATTCCTTTATTGGCTCGACCAAAGAAAAATCATCAGCAAATAGTAATAAATAAAAAGACAGGAAAATATTTTATAACACAAAGCGAAACATATAAAAATTTTGAACGAGAATGCGGTTATTTCCTTTTAAAATACAAAGGTAATGAAATTAATTACCCAATAAATTTAAAGTGCTTATTTTACGTTCCTGATAAAAGGAAAAGAGATTTAACAAATTTAGAAAATGCTATTGCAGATATATTAGTAAAATATGAAATATTAGAAGATGATAATTATAATATTTTAGCAGGATGGGATGGTAGCAGAATAATATACAGACCTAAAGTAGAACCAGAAATAGTTATACAAATAACTAAAATGGAGGGATGTAATAATGCGAAAGAGGAGAAGCGAGATAGCTGATGAGATTATGAGAGATTATTATAGAGAACAGAGATGGAAACAAAGAATAGCAGAAATGAAAGCAGAAAAAGAACAGGAAGAAAAAGAAAAGACATTAACAATACTAGATAAGTTAATATAATTGTTACTGTTTACCTTCTTTTAATTTGTATATGAGTGCTATTCTAGTTAAGCACTCAAATAAATTGTATGCAGTAATATAAAAATAAGGATAAAAAAGAGATAGCACCCATCTCAAAAGCCTTATAACTATATTATTGCATAGAGTTTATTTAAAGGAGATTAATATGGAAAATAAAATACCTAAAATAATACATTATGTTTGGCTGGGCAAAGGAGAAAAAAACGAAAGAATACAAAAATGTATTGATAGCTGGAAAAAATATTTACCAGATTATGAGATTAAGGAATGGAATGAAGATAACTTTGATATAAATTATAATGAGTTTACTAAAAGTTCTTATAAAAAGAAAAAGTATGCTTTTACTTCTGATGTTATAAGATTATATGCTTTATACACAGAAGGCGGAATATATATGGATACAGATGTAGAAGTATATAAACCATTAGATGAATTTTTGAATGATGAAGGATTTACAGGATTTGAAGATATAAATTATCCAGTATGTGCCACAATGGGTTGTACCAAAAGAAATCCAGTTATTAAAATGATGTTAGATTATTATGATTGTATTGATTTTGTTGAATATGAAGATTGGAGAGATTATATAAAAAATCAAAAAACAAGTACTTGCATATATTCTAATGTATTAGGTGCGTTAGGAATAGATAGACAGAAAAATGAAATACAAAATATATCTCATTTTACAGTATATCCACAGAGTTATTTTTTCACAAAAGATGAGGGGTATACTTATCATAGTTTTAATGGGAGCTGGTAATATTGAAAGATATAATAGAACATAGCAATATATTCTATATAAGAGATTTTAGTCAGCTTGGTGGAGTAGAAACATTTGTATATGAAATGGTAAAAAAATATAAAGATCTAGACATAGCAGTTGTATATAAAACAGCAGATATAAAACAAATAGCAAGAGTAAGACAATATTGTAGATTATATAGACATACAAATCAAAAAATAAAGTGTAAAGTTGCAATAATAAATTATGATATTTCAATAATAGATTTTATAGATAAAGATGCTGATATATATCAAGTAGTTCACGGAGATTACGAGAACCCTGCTTATACTTGGAAACCTCCAACACATAAAAGAATAAAAGAATATATATGTATAACAAAATATATGTGCGAAAGTTTTGAAAGAATAACAGGCAATAAAAATATTAGATTAAGTTATAATCCTTTGTCTGTGGAAAAAGAAGAAAAGAAATTAGTGTTAATTAGTTTAACAAGATTAAGCAGAATTAAAGGAAAAGACAGAATGATAAGATTGGCAGAAGCATTAGATAGTCATAATATAAAATATATATGGTATGTATTTACAGATGATTATAATGCTATTCCAAGTGAAAATGTAGTATATATGAAACCGAGATTAGATACAAGTTATTGGTTAGAACAAGCAGATTATTTAGTGCAATTATCAGACACAGAAGGTTGCAGTTATTCAATAAATGAGGCATTATATAGAAATATACCAGTAATAGTAACACCATTACCATATTTAGAAGAAATAGGGGTAAAAGATGGAATAAACAGTTACATAATGGAATTTGATTGTAGTAATATAGATGATATAATAAAAAGAATAAAAAATAAACCAAGTTTTCAATTTAAAAAGCTAGAAGATGATTATAAAAATATTCTAGCAAAGAGTAAATCATATTACAAGGAGGAAATGAAAGGAATGGAAGTATTAGAAGCATTAGAAGATTTTTGTTTGGCAAGATTTGATGAAGTAACAAATATAGTAAGAAAAGGAAAAGATGAAAAAGGAAAACTATTTTATGGAGATGTATTTGAGTGTAAAAAAGATTTAGCAGATTATTTAACAAACAAAACACCAAATCCAGTAAATAGAGCAGTAGCGAAAGTAATAGAAGTAATACTAGAAAAAGAGGTTGAAAAACCAAAGCAAGAAGTAAAAAAAACAGTTGAAAGAAAGAAAAGAAAAACAACTAAAAAATAAGGGGGATACAATATGGCAGGAATAGACAACTTAAGGATACCTAGCACGGAAGAAGCTCGAGCTATGCAAAAGCTTTCTGCAAAGAAAAGAAGCGAGAATATAAAACAAAAAAAGATATTTAAAGAAGCTATTGCAGAAAGAATGGGATTTGATGATTTTAATACAATGATAGATAATTTAATAGAACGAGCAAAAGAAAACGATAAATCTTTTGAAGTGTTAAGAGATACAATGGGACAAAAACCAAAAGAAGATATAAATTTGTCAGGAGAAATAAATAACGCTTATAAAGAATTATCAGTAGAAGAATTAAAAAAACTAGCAGGTGGTTAAATGATACCTGATTATGTAAAAGAACAAGCAAGACTTGAATTAGCAAGAAGGAGTTTTTGGTATTATTGCGAACTAAAAGCTCCAGATTTTTATAAAGAGAATAGAATATATTTAAAAGATATGTGTGATAAACTCCAAAACTTTATTGAGAGTGATAAAAAAATATTAGTAATAAACTTACCACCAAGACATGGAAAGTCAAGAACTGCAACACTATTAGTTCAATGGTTATTAGGTAAAAGCAATAAAAGAAAAATAATGACTGGATCATATAATGAAACATTGTCAAGCACATTTGCAAAGCAAGTAAGAGATAGCATACAAGAAGAAGATGGAACATTTAGTAAAGTATTTCCAGATGTTAGTATTAAATATGGAGAAGCAAGTGCAAGTAAATGGGCATTAACTGGAAGTGAAGAAGCAAATTATTTAGCAACTTCTCCAACAGGAACAGCAACAGGTTTTGGTTGTAACATAATGATAATAGATGACTTAATAAAAAATGTAGAGGAAGCATATAACGAAAATACATTACAAAAACACATTGATTGGTATTCTAATACAATGTTATCTAGGACAGAAACAGGATTTAAGCTAATAGTAATTATGACTAGATGGGCAAGTGGAGATTTAGCAGGTTTTATATTAGATAATTATCAAGATGTAGAACATATAAACTATAAAGCTATACAAGATGATGGAACAATGTTATGTGATGAAATACTAACAAAGGAAGACTTTGAGTTTAAAACTAAAACCATGAACAAAGACATTGTATATGCTAACTACCAACAAGAACCAATAGATATAAAAGGCAAATTATATAGTAACTTCTTAACATACAAATATGAAAATATACCAACATTTAAGTATATAATGAACTATACAGATACAGCAGATATGGGAGAAGATTACTTATGCAGTATAGATTATGGAGTAGATTTTAACGACCAAAAATATGTATTAGATGTATTATTTACACAAGAGCCAATGGAAATAACAGAACCAGCACAAGCAAAAATGATGACAAAGGATAATGTAGGATATTGTAAAATAGAAAGTAATAATGGTGGTAGAGGATATGCAAGAAACGTGCAACAAGAGTTGATAAAACTAAACAACCGACATACAGTAATAGACTGGTTCCATAACAGCGAAAATAAAATAGCAAGAATATTAAGCAATGCAACAGGGGTAATGACAAATATATTTATGCCAGAAGATTGGGCAACAAGATTTCCAGATTATTATAAGGCAATGAATAGCTATCAACGAGAAGGAAAAAATAAACATGATGATGCTCCAGATTGCACAACTGGAGTATATGAAAACACAACACCAAAAATATTACAATTTGGTTATGGAAGAATATAAGGAGGAATTTATATATGTTACAGATGAAACCTGAATATTTAGACAATGAAAAAAATATATCAGTTATAGTAGAAAAGGCAAAAGAAATATTAGCACATAGACAAGAACTATATAATAGATACAAAAGAAAAGCAAGTGCAGAAATAAAAGTGCCATTAGAATATTATATAGCAAATATAGCAACAGGATATTTTGGAGGTAAAGCTCCTAAATTTAGTGTAAAACAAGAAAAGAGTTTAAAAAAGAAAAGAGCAATACAAAAGTTATTTGATAAAATAGTAGGCAAAAATGCAGATCCAGATGAATTAAAAATGATTATAGATTATATAAACGATTATAACGATTTACCAGCATTTTTTTATGAATTAGTATTTGATTATATGACTACTAATGCTTGTTATTGGATAGAATATGAAACAGAACAAAATGAAATAGTATTTGCAAGAGTGCCATCATTACAAACAGTTGCAATATATGATTATTCAACACCAATACAAAAAATAGGTGGAATAAGAATATGGACTGAAACAGATAAAGATGGATTTGAAGCAGATATGGTAGAAGTAATTACAGCAGATAGTAAACGATATTATAAAAATAGTAAAGCAAATCCAGACGAATATTTAGAAGATGTAGATGCAAAAGCAGATGTAAAATGGAAACTAACACCATTTAATGCAGTAGAAAATCCAGATGAATTATGTATATATGAACCTGTATTAACATTAGTAGATGCTTACGAAACAATTATAAAGAATAATAAACACTTATTTGAGTATAATGATGATGCTAAATTAAAAATAACAGGATTTACACCACAAAACCCATTAATGATACAAAATGAAGATGGCAAATGGATTAAAAATCCAGATAGAGTAAAAGAGGACAATTTAATATTAGAAGCACCAACATTCTATACACCAGATCATACAGGAGATATAGACTGGATTACAAAAGATATAAATGATACTGCTTCTGAAAATCATAAAAAGACACTTATAGAATTAATACTAATGATTAGTATGATACCAAGCATAAGTGAAATATCAACAAAGGAAAAGACAGCAACAGAAATAGAAAGGTCTTTCTTCCCACTAGAACAAGTATTAACAAGAGCAGATAAACTATTTAAAAAAGAATTATTGGCAATGTGGGAAAATATAATAGACAGAATAAATGTTAAAAAGAATACACAATATGATTTTAGAGAAATACAAATTGACTTAGAAAGAAACTTGCCAACAGATAAAGATAGTGTTGTAGAAATGGCATTAAAATTAAGAGAAGTATTATCAGATGAAACTGTATTAAAGATGCTTCCATTTGATATAGATGTTGAAAGTGAATTATCGAAAAAAGAAGAAGAAGCAGAACAAAACTTTAATGATAATATGCAACAAATACAAAATCAAAGTAATAATTTACAAAAAGCCAATAAAAATGAAAAGGAAGATGTAAATGTGGCAGTTACTAAACAAATTAGAGAATAGGCTTTTAAAACAATACACCACAATTGATTTAGAGGAGGAAATAGAAAAGATTTATACAACTTATAAGCTAGATACAAAAATTGCCTCTAAATCAAACGTGGAACGTTTTAAAGGGTATATCAAAAAAAAGTATAATATTTTGAATGATTATGGTAAATTTTGGGCAAAAAAGTTACTTGGTAGGTCAAAAATACAAAATAATGAGATAGTAGAATTTCTATTATATATAATTTATAATGAAAAAGACAATGAATTAGATCAATATGAAAATTTAGTTATAGAGGAATTAGTAGAATATACATACGAAAGTGAAATAAAAGCAATAAAAAAAGACTTGCCAAAAGACAAATTAGATAAATGGAAATTACCAGAGCCGCCATTATATGTTTTATATGGATTAAGCCTATTATCATTGCCAAATGCAAATGGGTATATATGGAAAGATTACAAAGATACAATGACATTGTATAATTCAAATGAAACATACAGATACTTATTGATAAATGGAAATAAAAATATAAAAGATTTATTAAAGAAACAAAAAAATAGATATTTAAAAAGAAAAATAAATTCCAGTAAAGAGGATAAATACACAGGAGCATTAGAAGATGAACTTGTATATATAATAAATGGAACAAAACTAAAAATATATGAAGATGCAGGAATAAGGAAAGTAAAGTTTATTGCAGTTGAAGATAAAGCCACAACAGAAATGTGCAAGTCATTAGACGGACAAGAGTTCTATATAAATGAAATAAACAGATACGATAGATATAGTGCTTATGATAAAAGAAATGTTGTATATACAACTAAAGGCTTAAAAGTTGGAGATAATCTACCTCCAATAAATAATCATTACCACCATTGCAGAAGCACAATAATATATATTTTATAGGAGGAACAAATGAATAAAACCGATATATATAAAATAATAATGAGTGAGTTCAGATGTAGTAATTGCAATAAACAAATATTCAAAGGCAAGTTAAGAAGCGATTATCATATAGAAGCATTTTGTCCAAGATGTAAGAATATAACAATTTTTGAAAGAAGTTCTATTGCAAAAAAAGACAAATAGTGTTATAATGACAATAGAGTATCTAGAATACCAAGAATAAATTTTAAAAGGTTTATTTTTGGTATTTTTTATTTTGGTTATTGCACCGTAAAAGCAAATAGTTTGCCGAGAGGCGTAAAATCGGAGGTATTATATGGAAGAAAAAGAAGTAACTACTGGGGCTGTTGAAACTGTGGATAACACTGTGGAAACAAAAAAAGAAGTAAAAGCAGAAAAGACTTTTACAAGAGATGAAGTCAATAAAATGATTTCAGCAGAAAAAGACAAAATAAGAAAGGAGTTAGAAGCAGAAAAAACAGAAGCGGAAAGACTTGCAAAATTATCAAGTGAAGAAAGACTAAAGGAAGAAATGAATAGTTACAAAACAAGAGCAGAAAAATCAGAGGCTATGCTAAATGCATACCAATTAAAAGAACAAACAATAAAAGACAATTCAGATATTCCAGTCGAACTAATAAGCTTGGTAGATTTCTCAAAATATAATACAGCAGAGCTAGTAAAAGAACAACTAGATATAATGAAAACAGTCTATAAAAAAGCTGTTGAATTAGGTGTAAATGAAAGTTTAAAAGAAAAAACACCTGTAACAAAGCTATCGGACACAGTAGCTAAAAAGAAAAATGTGCCAAGATTTAGTATTTAAAATAAAAGGAGTGATTTTATTATGGCAAGACAACCAGCATTAAATATTGCAGATTATACAGACCAAACAACAATGGATAATCTAGCAGAAGTATTAGATGGAGTTATCGAGAACATACAAGTAAGTGCAGTATCAGAAGCACTTAAAAACAGAAAAGGGTCAGGAGATCCAAAAGGCGGAACAGTTGAATATAAAAGATTTGTAAACGCACAACTAAAATCAAAAGGAACAGCAAGAGCAGCAGGAAAAGGAGATGCAGTTATTGCAAAACCAGTTATTGTTAATTTAGATGATGATAAAGAAATCATTGAAGAATTACAATTAAAAGACGTTAAATTATACGGAATTGATGGAATGGCACAAAGAAGAAAATCAAACTTTGCAAGAAGAATTGAAGCATACCTAGATAGAGCATTCTTTACAGAAGCAGTAAATGGTGGAACACAATTTACTAGAGGAGCATTAACAGACCTTAAAGCTATATTAGACGCTATGATTGTAGCTGCAAAAGAAACATCATCAGACTTTATTGATGGAATAGATGCAGAAGATTTAGCAATCGTTCTTAATGGAACAGCTAGAAAAGAATTAAAAAATGACTTAGATGAATTACCAAATGGAACAAGTCCAGCAAATGGAGCTATTGGTGCTTATGATAGCATAGTAGTATATGAAAGCAATAGATTACCAGAAAACGTTGATATGATAGTAATGTTAAAAGGTTCAGTTGCTCAACCATACTTTGTTGATGATTACCAAGCAGAAAAAGTACCATTTGATGATGCAATTGCATTAGAGAGCTTTTTATATACAGGTAGAGAAACATTAGTACCAGAAGCAATACTATATGATGCAACAGGTGCAGTAAGTTTATAATAAAAGGAGGGCAACGTAAATGTTAGAGGATATAATACAAGATTTGGGAGATAATTATTCAGATGATGATGAAGAAATCTTACAAAGTATAATTGATAGAGTAACAGACGTTGCTCAAACTTTATCTAACAATACAGATATAGAAAGTTTAACTCCATATATAAAAACTTGTGTAAAAGCAGAATATCTTTCGAGAGGTGGCGAAGGATTAAATTCTTTAAATGAAAGTGGAAAAAGCTCATCATTTCAAGATAATATAGACAAAATGCGTAATGATATAATAAAGGCAGGGTTAAGACGTTGCTTTTAAGATATTTAGAAAAAGCGGTTGTTTATAAAGCCACCAAAACAAAGCAACCAAATGGAAGATATGTTGAAACGCTTGAAAGAATAAAATCTTTTAAAGTACAAGAACAAGAACTAGATGACGAAATATCAGCTAGTGTATATGGAGCAAACATTCATAAAATGTTGAGAATTAAATCAGCAAGAAATACAATAGAAAACTATTTATATCCAAAAGTAAATAATGAACAAGATAATATAAGTAATTATTATGTTTTTATTAAGTCTAGAAAGTATAAAATTGTTTCTGTAAATTCTAAAGGTGTTGATTTGGAGTTGGTTTAAATGAAAAAAATAGCATCTATATCAGTAGACTTGGAAAAGTTTAGTAAAAGGCTAGAAAGTAATTTAAAAAACGAACAAAGAAACACAGCAGAAAGAATATGGGAACATTTAGTAGAAAATTCCAATATGAAAACAGGAGCATACATAGCAAGTATAAGGGTAGAAGATACTAAACAAGAGGGAAATAAGATAAGCACTTTTATTGGAAGTGATTTGCAAGTAACAAGTAAAGCTGGAGATAGTTATAATTTAGGCTTATTACTTGAAACAGGAACAATGCCACATGCTATACCTAATGCTTTTGGTTGGGGAGAAGAATTCGGAACAGATCCAAACTTTCATCCAGGTATGAGAGCATACAATAATTATAAAAATGCTTTAAATGCAAATATTGCAACTTATAAAGAAAATATAAGCAAAGCAATAAGGGAGGCAAAATGAGAGAGTTTATTCAAAACAAATTAGAAGAATTAGATAATATAGAATGTGGTGGGATTATTCCAGATGATGTAGTAGTAGAAAAAACAACTTATTTTGGCTATGAATTATCTAAAAATTATATTAATAGTGATTTAGAGAAAAATTATACTTATAGGCAAAACATAACAGGATATGTAATAAGATTGTTAGATACAACAGAAAACACACAACAAATTGTGGACAATGCTGTTGAAGATATAAAAGACAAATTGAAAGAAATTAATTTTAAATGCAATTCCAGAGATATAAATTTAGCTGATAATTTAGTTAAAGTTCAAATTACTGGATATGCAGATTATAATGAAATAAATAATGATTTTATAGTGTAAAGGAGGAAATAAACAATGGCAAGAGCAGGAGCAAGTTATAGTGCTTTTAATGGTTCTAAATTGGAATATTCTAGCACAGAAAATGGAACATATACACAAATATATGGACTAAAAACAACTCCAGATATAGGAGGAACACCAAATCAAATAGATACAACTGATTTAGACAATACAGAATATGAAACAGCAATAAACGGATTAAAACCAGCACAACAATATGAATTTGAGTTCAATATGGAAGATCCATCTGCAACATCTAATATTAAGTTAGCAAGTGATTTAGAAGATGCAGGAACAAAGGCATATTGGAAATATACATTATCAAATGGAGTAGTAGTATCATTCCAAAGTGATGTTAAAACTACAATTAATGGAGGAAGTTCAGGAGATTTAATTGGATTTACAATGACATTAAGCCCAATTAGTGAGCCAGTTGTTACAATACCAACAACTGCTAGTGTATAATTAAATAATAGTATCAGATTAACTTTGATTAACAGAATACCACTTTATGCAAGTGGAAAAATAGAGGCAGTATATAACACTTGCCTCTATAATTTTATATAAGGCTAAAGAGCCTAGAAAGAAGGAATTTATATGAAAAATTATGTATTTAACTACAAAGATAGTGAAGGAAATGAAAAAGAAGTAGGGTTAAGATTAACAAGTTTAGATTGTGAGAATATTGAGAAAACATTTAATTGCTCATTATTAGATTATGTGCAACAAGGAACAATAACATCAATAGTAAACCTATTGTACTATATGAGAAAAGGAGCAGGAGAAAACTTTACAAAAAATATGGCATATGGCTTTTATGATGAATTAGTAGATGCAGGATTTACAATGATGGAAATATTAGACAAAATAATATGGGAAGGTTTAGTAGTATCAGGTGTAATGAGTGCAGAAGATTTAAAGAACATAAGAGATGAAAGAGCAAAAATAGAAAAAATGACAGATGAAGAAAAAGCAGAAATGGTAAAAGAAAGAAAAAACTTAAAAAAGTAGAGGATTTTACAACAACAAAAGTAGTAGAATACCTTTATGATGAATTATTAAAATACGATTTAACTTATGACAAAATGTATGATATGACAATATATGAATTAAGAAAAACATTAGAACAAAGAGCAGAAGGATTAAGTTACAGGCTATGGAAATTAGGTAATTTGTGTCAAATGATGGAAAAATATCCAGAAACACCAAATGATGCAAATCCAGAATTAGATATAAAACCAAAGAAGACTTACGCAATGCCAGATTTCTTAAAAGAAAAATGGGCAAAGCAGAAAGGATATAAAATAAATGGATAACGAAAAATATGGAATTGAGTTAGAATTAATAACTGCGAAATTTAATGAAAAAATTGAAGGAATTAAGCGTAGAGTTCAAGATTTAGGTAATCAAAAAATAGATATGGCAAAATTATCTAATACTGATATTTTAAAAAGTAAAATTAGAATAGCTGAAAATGAAGTTGAAAATTGGAAAAATCAATTTGATAAAGTTCAAGCTAATATAGAAAGAAGATTGCAATGGGACACAGAATTTGTTTCAAGAATTATGAGGAAAGCTACACCAGAACAAAAAACTGAATTTTTTGAAAAAGATATTAAATTGCAAGAATATTTTATGGAATTAGACAGGATTGCCAATAAATCAGAAGAAGCACAAATAAAAGTAAATGCTTTAAAAACTAAATTAAGTGAATTGTCTAAAATTAAACCAATAAATTCTACAACTACAATGCCAATAGATAATATGGGAAAGGGTTTTGATAAACTCACATCTAAAATAAAAAGATTTGGATTGTCTTTATTGGGTATTAGAACAATATGGTCTTTAGTAAGTAGAGCAAGTTCTGCATATTTAGCACAAGATACAGCGTTAGCAAATAAACTGCAAAGTGCATGGGCAGGATTAGGAGCAATGTTAGCACCTATAATAGAAAGAATAGTAGATTTAATTGCAAAAGCAGTAAAATATATTAATATATTTATAAAAGCATTAACAGGCGTTGATTTATTGGCTAGAGCAAGTGCAAAGTCTATGGCAGGAACAGCAAAGTCTGCAAAGGCGTTAAATAAAGCATTAGCAGGATTTGATGAGTTGCAAAACCTTGATACAGATGCAGGAGGCGGAGCAGACATTGGAGGCGGTCTTAGCGGTTTAAATGATGTTCAAATAAATACAGAATGGGCTGATAAAATAAGAGAATTTGGAATATGGTTTAAAGATAATTGGGAATATGTTCTATCAGGATTAATAGGTACATATACAGCAATTGAATTGATTTCTGCGGGTATTGGAATAGTACAATCATTAGGAATAGGAATATTAATTGCAGGAATTGTTCTTGCTATAACAAGTTTAATAAAATATTTAAAAGATCCTTCTTGGGCAAATTTTGGAAAGATAATACAAGGAATAGGAATTGCATTAATGGGATTAGCGGTAATAATAGGTAGTGTACCATTGGCAGTAGCTGGAGCGATTGTATTAATAGTAGGAACAATTACTAAATATTGGGAAGAAATAAAAGCATTTTTACAAAATGGAATTGATTGGTTAGTAAGCAAAACAGATTGGGTAAGAGAAAATTTTGGAATATTAGGAGAGTATATTTATAAAGCATTTACAAATGCTTTACAATTAGTGCTAAATGTATTTGACAATGTATTTAAAGCAATAAAAGGTATATTTGATGGAATTATAACATTTATAAAAGGAGTATTCACAGGTAATTGGAAACAAGCTTGGGAAGGAGTAAAACAGATATTTAGCAGTGTATGGAATGGAATGAAAGGCATTGTATCATCTGTTTGGAACTTTATAAATAATTTACTTTTAAATATAGGTGGAAAAGCAGGAGAAATTTTATCTGGCGCTTTTAGAGCAGTTACAAATGCTGTTTTAAGTGCGGTAGAAAACATTTTAAACAAACCAATTAGAGCAATAAACAAATTAACTGATGTTATAAATAAAGTACCTGGTATTAATTTAGGGAAATTAAGTACATTTAGTTTGCCAAGATTAAATGTTGGAACGAACTATGTACCACAAGATCAAGTTGCAATGATACATAAAGGCGAGGCAATTATACCAAAGAAATTTAATTCAAAAGAATATTTTGGCGGAAGCAATGATGAAACAAATGCAAGATTAGAAGAATTAATAGATGCAGTAAGAAATATAGAAATAAATCCATATACAACTATAAAAGATGTTGGAAAATCAGCTTTAAATTACATAAATAATAAATCAAGACAATTAGGCGAAAGTGTGGTGGTATAATATGTTATGGGAAGCAAAAGCAAGTGCAAGTGCAAATTATACAACAATGAAAACACCATCTAGCTATAAAATAGATGGAGAAGATTTAGACAAAAATTCATATAGAAGTATAACAACAGGAAATATAAACAGACCAGTAATATTGTGGAAAAAAGGGCTTAAATTTAGTTTTGGATTTAATTATACAACTGAAGAAGAAATTGAGCCAATACTTACTATGATTAATAATTATCCTTTGTATGTTAAATTGAAAAGTCCAATGTGGGGAACAAATGGAGTTGTAGAATTGCAAGGATATGTTTCTAAATTTAGTACACAAATGTTACGAAATAGAGAAACGGGTGCTGATTATGGAGAATTGACTTTTAACTTTGTTCAAGGTAAGAAGGTGGCAGGTCAATGAGTTTAGAAGTATTTTTTGGAAACAATTTAATTGATGAAGAATATTACACAGGACTTACAAATAGTTATGAATTATTTAATGATAGCTTTAGACTTGGCACAACACCATCTAATATATATAAATTAAGTATTGCAAAGGAAGGTGTAACAAATCAACCTTCCAATGTAATATTAAAGGAAAATAATACAACATTTGCAGAATTAGAAATAGATAATATAGAAGAACAAGATTATACATATAGCTATGATTTAACAGATAAAATGTTAAATTTAGAGTTTTATTATGATGCTTCTGAAATATTTGTAAATGGCAAAACAACACTACTAGCAATAGCACAGGATATATGTTCTAAAGCAGGATTAACATTAGGCACAACTAATTTTAGAGGCTATAATAAAGAAATAAGCTGGTATGATAATCGAAGAACTGCTAGAGAATATATAGGCTTTATAGCAGAATTAAATGGAGGTTTTGCTAGAGTAGAAAACAGCACATTATATTTTAGAAAGCAAAAAACAAGTTCTGTAAAAACAATAGATATAGATGATTGCGAAAACTTTATAATAGGAGAATACCATAAAATTACAAGGGTTGTATATGAACTAGGAGCATTAAAATACGAGTTTGGAAATGAAACAGGAAATACTTTATACTTAAATAGTGATAATGTATTTATAACAGAAGAAAGCGAAGTCCAAGCAATTTATAATGATATAAAAGACTTTGAATTTTATAGTTTTGAAACAGGAAATTGTCCTATTGATTATAGTGTAAAAGCAGGAGATATAATAACATTTACAGATGGAACAAATAATTATCCAACAATAGCACAATATGAATTAGAATATTTTGGCACTTGGATAGGTGGATATAGTTTAAGTGTAAATACAGAAAGACAAGAAGAAACAAAAGTTGTAGGCAATACAGAAAAAATAAAAAACTTACAAGTAATAGTAGATCGTGATGCAAATACAATAACACAATTAGTAGAAACAACCGAAGAAATAGAACATCAATTTGAAACATTACAAGATATAGATGGATTTGCAGAAGGAAAATATATTTACCTAGATGATGCAAGTGATGAATTAATAATATCAGCAAAATTTAATGGAGAAACAAGTCAAGCAACGAGAAGTGGAAAGAACTTATTAAATAAAAATGCAACAGCACTAGGTTCTAATGTAACAAAGACTGTGTTAGATACTGGTGTTAGAGTAACAACAAAAGTTGCAGGGAATAATAGGTATTGTGGTATAGAGATAGGAAAAGATGAATTGCTTGGTAAAATTGTAACAATAAATGCAACAATTACATTGAGCGGAACAAATAATGCAAAGGCAAAATTATATTTTGGAACAAGCAGTAGTCCTGCAATAAGTAGTTTTGGAACAGAATTAAATACGACAGGAAGTAGAACAGTAACTATTCCAAATTCTTTTTATACAAATACAGATAGAATATACTTATTGCTTTATTCAAATGTAAATGGAGATACAAGTATAAATAATTATGTAGATTATACTAATTTGCAAGTGGAAATAGGAAGTGAAGCAACAAGTTATGAGCCTTATGGTGTAATGCCTTCTCCAGATTATCCAAGTGAAATAAAGAACTTGGAAGGGAATTTAGAAGTTAAAGTAGTAAATAAAAATATTTATGATGGTGAGGAAAGGACAGTAACAAGCACATATAATAATATTCTTTGTTCAGGAAATACTTCAATGTGGTCAAATTATGTAGAAATAACTCAACTTCAATCTATGTTACCATTGACTTTTTCAACATATATTACATCTTCTAATTATACTTCTTGTAGAATAGCAATAACTTTTTACAATGAAAGTTCAAGTGCAATAAGCACTTTAATAGGGACAAATGCAACAAGCTCTAATAAAAGAACTTATGTCACTTTAACAGAAAACAATATTCCATCTAATGCAACAAAAATAAAGTTGTTTGTAAGAATACAAGATAGTGGACATACAGAAAATACACAAATAGAAACTGGAACAGCAACATCAGATTGGGAAAAACATCAAGAACAAATAGTCTATTTCCCATTAGCAGAAGGACAAAAACTATATGAAGGAAGTTATCTTGCAGATGATGGAATACATAATGTAAGAGGACAGATTGTTTATGATGGAAGTTCTGATGAAAATTGGGTTAAGAATAGTTATCCACCTTCAGGAGCAGTTCAAATGGCAATAGCAAAACCAAGCAATATTTTTGCAGAAACAGGTGCAACTGCTGTTGCAAAATTAAATTGTAGTCATTTTAAGAGTGAAAATCAAGTAGTAAATGGAATGGCATTAGGAGGAATGTTTAATGTATATCCATCTACTGATTTAAGTATAACTACGGTAGCAGAATTTAAAACTTGGTTATCTAATAATCCAATGACATTAGAATATCCATTAGTGGAAGAAGAAATAATACCATACAATACAGAACAACAAGCAGCATGGAATAGTATTAAAAGTTTACATACATATAAAACAGTAACACATATATATAGTGATGCTTATGCAGAAATAGGATATATAAAAGATAATATGCTATCTGCTTATGAAACAAAAGCAAGTGCTAGATTAACTCAACAAGATGTTCAACAATTAAAAATAGAAAATGGAAGAATATCTAGTGAAGTATCAAGCACACAATCTCAATTAAATAACTATTATACAAAAAATGAAGCAGATAATAATACAAATAGCACAAAGGCAGAATTAGAAAATATTATACAACAAAATAAAACAGAAATAGAGCAAACAACACAAGAAATAGCATTAAGAATAACAGATATTGAAACAAATGGTGTTGATAAGATAGAAACATCTATGGGATATACTTTCAATAATGACGGTTTGAACATTGACAAAGAAGGAGCAGCAACTGCTTCTACAATAGATAATGAGGCATTTAAGGTAAAGAATAAATCTGCTAATGAAAATGTATTCTTTGCAGGATATGTAAGCGACCAAGATAGTGCATATCGTGGACAAACAATAGTAGAAAGCACAAACTTAGTTGTAAAAAATTATTTGAATATAGAAGGCGCATCAAGATTTCAACCATATGTAAATCAAACATTAGGTGGACATGGAACTGGTGCATTTGATATAGGATAGGAGGAGGAATATGGCAGTATATACAAAAAGTAATTCTAATGGGCGTTTTACGTTAAAATTAACTGTAACAGAAGATACTGAGAGTATTAGTGTTGCAAATAATACATCAATTGTAGATTTTAAATTGGAGCTTATTGCTAATACGAGCTATCATTTTAGTGATTATACAATTACTTATGGTGTAACAATTAATGGAACAAGTGTAGCATCTGGTAGTGGAAAAAAATCTCTTGCGGGTAATAGTTCTATTACATTAGCATCAGGAAGTACCCAGCCGATAAGGCATAATACTGATGGTACAAAAACTGTAAGTTTAATTTATTATGAAAATATGGATAGTACAAGTTATACGGCAGGTAACTTATATGATGATACAGGAAGTTTAGTATTATCAACTATACCAAGAAAATCTAGCATGAGTGTATCAGCTGGAACAATAGGTTCAACAAATCCTACATTTACAATAAACAGAAAAAGTAATAATTTTACAGATAGCATTTATTATATAAACCCTGCAAATAGTCAAGAAGTTTTAATAGTAAATAAAACATCTGAACCAAGTTATAGTAGTTGGGCAGCTCCTACATCATTATATGCTTCTTTTCCAAATAATCCTAGTATAACATTAACATATAAGATATATACATATAATGGTTCAACTTTAATAGGCTCTGATACAGCAACAGGAGTAATTAATGCTAATGTAAGTGCTTCCAGACCAACAGTATCAGTAACAGCAACACCAACAAATTATTCAAGTTTGACAGGAAGTTCAACAACAATAATAAATGGTGTATCAAATGTTACTATATCTGCAACTGCAACACCTAAAAATAGTGCTACGATTAAAAGTATTGTTACAAATGGAACAACAATAGCAACAAATACAACATCAGGAAGTAAAACATTAAATAAAGTAACAACAGGAACATTTAAAACAACAGTAACAGATAGTAGAAACTTTACAAATAGTCCATTAGATACAAAGACTTTTGAATTTGTAAATTATGTGCCTGTTTCTATTAGTGCAAATGCTTATAGAATTAATGCAACATCTTCTACTGTAAAAGCAGTTGTTTCTGGAAACTTCTTTAATGCAAAATTTGGAACAAATGGTGTAACTAATACATTAACATTAACTTGGAAATACAAATTAAAATCTGCATCATCTTATACAACAGGAGGAACACTAACTGCAACAAAAACAGGAACAACATATACTACAAATGAAGTAACTTTAGGAACAAACTTTAGTTATGAAAATGATTATGATTTCCTATTTACAGCAGTTGATAAAGTAAATACATCAGGAGTAACTGCTCCAGCTCCAGTAAATAAAGGAACACCTATATTTGATTATGGAGTAGATAGCAATGGTGCAAATTATTTAAATGTAAATGGAAGTATTTATCAATTTAATATACCAATAATAGAAAGAGGCACGAATTATATTAAGTTTTATGATGGAACTGCAATATGGAGAAAAGCTATCACAGTTACAACAGCAATACAAACAGCATGGGGTTCTCTATATGAAACAGCTTCGGCAGTATCATTGGGAAATTTTGATAGTAATGTATTCATAGAAAAACCAAGTGTTTTTGTTCAATCGACAGGGATAGCTTGTTGGGTAGAAAGTGTAACAGGAACAACAAACACAGCAATAGGTTCTACATATTTATCAAGACCAGTATCATCGACAAGCACAACATATAATTTTGATGTTATAGCAATAGGAAAATGGAAATAAAAATATATTTACATTTTTTGTAATTTATGTTATAATGCAAGTAGGAAGAAAGGGATTGATTATGCCTGAGGAATTTGTTAGTAAAAATGAATTTAATGCTTTAAAAAATGAAGTAAACGATATAAAAAGAGAAATGGCAGAAAGTAATAAGATATTACAAGCTATTGATAAAAAAATAGACATAATTGATGCCAAAATTGTTACAGCAGATAAAATAGATGATTTAAAGTTGACACCCTTACAAAAGAGAGTGGATAGTTTAGAAGAAGGACAAAAGTGGTTAAGAAGAAGTGTTGCTAGTTCTATTATAACAATAATAGTAGGAGCAATAGTTTTTGTAATAAAGATGATGTAAAAGGGATGGTATTATGAAAGTTAATATACTTGAAATGCTTTTAGGGCAAGTGCCAGAAGCAATTTATTTCGCACTATTTATGATATTTACTAAAAGGTTAAAAGAAAAAAGAGTGCTATTTACAATTTTAATGGTTATGGAATATTTATTACTAATAAGAGCAATACCTTATAACTTATATTCACGTATTGGATATTTTATAACTACATTTTTAACATTAAAAATTTTATATAAAGAAAAATGTCAAATTACAGATGTATTTATATTGGCAATAGCTAGTTTAGTTCTTATAATAATGGATATTCCGTTATATTTTATAATAACAAAAATAACAAATAACTTTATAACATATGTTTTGATAGATAGAACTATTGTATTTATTCTTTTATTGTTAGTAAAAAATAAATTACCTAAAATACAAAACATATATAAAAAATTATGGAATAGAGATGATAAGATTAAGAAAAAGATGAAAAGCACAACCTTCCGTAGTTTAAATGTTGTTATATTTAATATTACTTTTGTTGTGTTAAATATAGCTTTGATGTATTGTATTTATAAAAATTCAATTATGTAAAAATTTAATTTGTGCCTATAATTTTCGATAAGGGAGGAGGAACAAATTATGTGGAATAGCTGGGTATTTATCTATGATGTAGAAGAAGGAGAATAGTGTGGAGGTAAATGGTATGAAAATAAACAAACAATTTATTGGGAGTTTAATTTTTAATATTGCAGAAACCATACTAATATTTTTAGTAGGCAGGTTACTCGCCTTGCCTACTAATTTTATTATAATTATTATGCTTACATTTATTACTACAAGAGGTTGTTTAGGGAGTGCATTGCATTTTAAAACTTGGTATAGATGTCTAGTATGGAGTTGTTTAATACTACTTAGCTTATTTATGATATTAAAAATTGACTTAAAAATATCAATATTATTTAGTATATTTAGTGCTTTTATAATGACAGGAAAATCAAATATAAATGACATGTATTTATGGAAGCCTAAAAATGAAAGTAAATATGGAGATATTGATGAGTTTTTAAAATATAACTTAACAAATAGTAAATTAATAGAGTTTGAAGAAAACTTAAAAAAGACAGATGATTTATTATATGTAATATATAAATATAGATTTAAAGAAAAATTAAGTTTTAGTCAAATATCAGAAAAATTAGATGGTATGGAAAATGTAAGAATAGTAGAAAAATTAGATCAAATTGCATTAGCTATTAGAATACATTGTGGAATATAAATTTTTTATATAGTCGTTCTAGAAAAAGAACGGCTATTTTTTTATACTTAAAACAAGAAAGGGGATATGAGAATGAAAAAAGAAAATCGAAATAGGTACAAATTAGATTTTGCTCATAGCCTCCTTCTTATTTTATATAAATTAAATAAAATAGAGGACAGATTAATTCGACAATAAGTTTAAAGACGTTTTTATGTTTGAATAATAAAGTTAATAGGTAAAATATAAAAGTGTCTTATTTTTAATTCTAGGAGGAAATAATGGTATGAATTATCCAATGTATTCAAATAGTCAGTTTTATGCTCAAGAATTACAAAATATGAGAGATAGAATAGATAATCAATTAAGACAATTCCAACAAAACCAAGTTCAACAACAACAGGTGCCACAACCAATTACACAAAACTTTCAATTAGCACCAAATCCAACAAATAATGAATTAGAAAGTAAATATGCAAATAATATAGATGAAGTAAAAAATACTTTTGTAATGAAAACAGGAGTATTTGTAAATAAAGACTTTAGTATTTTATGGGTAAAAGATGTTACAGGGAATATAAGAACATTTAAAACAAATGAAGTTGTAGAAATGGATGAAAGAGATAAGGAAATATTAAGCCTTAAAAAACAAATCCAAGAAATGAAAGGAATGATTACAAATGCAACTGAACCCGAATATATTAATTCAGTCATTGATGAACCAAATGGAAACCAAACTACCAAAAGGATTTCAACAAGTAAAAAAAGCAATGCAAAATAATGAAGACCCAACATCTATGTTGCAACAAGTAATGGGAAGTTATACACCAGAACAAAAACAAGCATTATTTAAGCAATGTAAAAACTTCGGCGTTCCCGAACAAATATTAGCAAAAATACAAAACCTAAAATAGGTAATAAGTGTACCATTATTATAAATACTTGAAGAAAGGAGGAACACTTATGAACGACAATATGAGCCCTGCGGATGTGGCAGCTGTTGTAGGAAACACAGACAGAAATAACGGATTTGGTTATGCTTATCCTGTATTCCCTTATGGTGGAGGATATGGATTTGGAAATAGTGGTTTTGGAACAGACGGTGGATGGATTTGGATAATCCTTATACTAGCTTTATTTGGCGGATTTAATGGAAATGGAAATGGTTTTGGAAATGGTTTTAATAATGATTATGCTTGGCTATCAAATGGACAAAAAGAAATCATGCAAAACACAAATGACGGATTTAATACATTACATTTAAGCAACCAAGTAGAAGGAGTAAGAGATGGAATATTCTCATTATCTAACCAATTATGTAACTGTTGTGCAGATATGAACCAAACAGTATCAAATGGTTTTTATAATGCAGAAATAGCAGCTAATAATAGACAAATGGCTAATATGCAAACATCATTTGACTTGAGTAGACAATTTGCTGATTGTTGTTGTGAAAATCGTTTAGCTAATTGCCAAACACAAAATATTATACAAAATGAAGCAAATGCTACAAGATTTGCAGATGCAAACAACACAAGAGATATTATAACAAATGCTACTTCAAATACACAAGCAATTCTTGATAAATTATGTCAATTAGAATTAGATGGTGTTAAGGCACAAGTAGAAGCTAAAAACGATAAAATTCAAGATTTACAAAGAGAATTACAAATGGCTGATTTAAGAGCAAGTCAAACAGCACAAAACGCATTTATTTCACAAGGATTTGCAAATGAAGTAGACCAGTTATATAACAGACTTTCAAATTGCCCAGTTCCAACTACACCAGTTTATGGAAGAACCCCTATATTTACTTGCCCATCAAACAATGGATGTGGATGCGGAAATGCGTTTGGAAATACAATAGTTTAATAGCAAAAAGTCGAAAGACAAACTCGATTACGAGAACTTGCTAATTTATATGAGGATAAGCAAGTCTTATCCTCTTTTTAATACATAAAGGAGGTAATAAAATGAATGGAGTAATACAAGCAGTTCAAGAACCAGAAACATTATTGACATCAAATACAGCTTCTTTACCATTTTCAATAGTGGATTTAAGAACAAGAAGTGCTATAAATTGTCAAGGTTGGATGAACCATAATGAAGGAAGTGCATTATTTAGTATTATTGAAGGTGGAATATATGAAGTAACTTTTAATGCAAATGTAACAAGTGCAACGGCAGGAGTTGTAGGACTTGCATTATTTGCTGATGGAGTTCAAATTATAGGAACAGAAATGGATACACCAGTAGCAACAGCAGGAGAATTTTCTAACATAGGATTTAATAAAAAAATAAGAGTATGTTGCAAAGGAACTGTAAATTTGTCAATAAATAGTGTGCCAACAATAACTTACGCAGGTGGAGGAACACCAGTTATAACTGATACAGAAATTCCAATAGTTAAAAATGCAAATATTAACATTGAAAGACTTTCATAATGAATAGCTTTGAAAAGAATTTAGAAAATGTATCTAACACTTTACAAATATTAAGCTTTTTAATACTTGTCAAAGATTTTAACAATACAGATTTAATGAAGTATTTAGAACATCAAGATAAATTGTTAGATAAAATAATAAATCAAAATGAAGAATTATTGGAACTTCTAAAAGGAGATTAATATGGATATTGAAGAAATAATACAAGTAATAGTTGATAATGGTAGAATAGAGGATATGCACGAATTATCAGACATATTAGAAGATACAATAGAAATATTAGAACAGTATTATCCTGAAAAATATAAAAAGTATGAAATGAAATTATATGAAATGGCTTATGGTTGCGTATTAAATGAAGAAATGGCAAAAGAAATTGTATCTAAAATGCGACCTTATGGCGAAAAATGGACTATTGAAGAAACTTCTAATATACAAAGAGATTATGGAGTGGGTTTTAGACCAGAAGATTTTTATGTAGTTATTAATTCTGCATATAATGATTACAACGATTTATTTGCAGAAGATATAGAAAAATATGTTAGATTTACAAGTGATTTTATAAATGATGAGGATGCAAAGCAAGATAAAGTGTATATTTATTATACAACAATACCAGAATAGAAAGGAGAATTAAAATGAACGAAATGGAAGGAAATAACAGAGATTACAGAGATTATAGGGATTATAGAGATTATAGAAGTTATAGAGATAATTACAGAGATGATTATAGGGACGATTACAGAGATTACAGAGACGATTATAGAGAAGATTACAGAACAAGAGATTATGATCGTAGAGGCGGAAAGATAAACTATCGTTATTATAGAAATTATCGTGGTGGAGATTATCGTGAAGAACTAGAAATGGCATTAGAAGATATGAGAGAACAATATAGAAAATTAGAAGATATAGCTGAAATGTCAAGTAATCCACAGGAAAAAAATATGCTTATGAGATTAGCACAAAAAGAAAAAGAAAATTATATGAGTGCTAAACAAATGATGGAGAAATAATGGAAGAAATATGCAGTTTTGAAATAAATAATCGTATATATACAATTTATGATGTTGACAAAATAAAAGGTAAAAAAAGTTATGTAGGTAAGTCAGATTATATATCAACAGATATTTACATAGAACAAAACACCTTTGAACAAATGCTTTTAACATTAAAACATGAATTAATGCACGTTTGGTTATATGAAAACGGATATAAAAACCAAGACGGACAAGAAGTGTTTAGTTATGAGGACTTATGTGAATTAGTCGCATTAAGTAATAATTCAATTAATAAAATTGTAGATGAATATTTATATTCAAAATATTGCAATTTTGACTAAAATATGATATAAGGATATTGTAAAGTATAATTAACTTTATAATACCATTTATCCACGCAGGGAGGTGTATATTTTACACTTCCCTGTTTTTGTAAAAAGGAGTGATTTTATGGAAAAATTAAAGAAAATAGCAAAGTATACTACAAATATTTTAGGTATTATTGCTGCATTAGTTGCAGGAATAAATTCAGTAGAAGGGATAACAATACCTTATGCAATTCAAATAGTTCAAATTATAGCAGTAATTCAAGGAATTATCGGGACATATTTGCTTTCAGGGAAAGCTATAGAAGTTAAAAAGGAGGAAGAATAAATGGAAGAAGAATTAAATGATATGGGGAAAGGAGAATAGACAATGTCAAATTCAAGTTTAGCAAGTATGTTTATACCAGCAAAATGGTATTCAAAAGGTAGAGATGGCAGACATATTGAAATGATTACTTTACATCACATGGCAAGTATATTAACAGCAGAACAATGCGGTAAATCTTTTCAAGGAACAAGAAAAGCATCAGCTCATTATGGAGTAGGTGTATATGGAGAAATAGGACAATATGTTGATGAGTGCAATACTGCTTGGGCTAATGCAAATTGGGATAGTAATTGTAAAGCAGTAACTATTGAAACATCAAATGATGAAGTAGGTGGAGAATGGCATGTTAGTGATACTACACTTCGTTCTTTAATAAAATTAGTAGCAGATATTGCAAAAAGAAATAATTTAGGGAAATTAGTTCGAGGAAAGAATTTAACATGGCATAGTATGTATGCAGCAACGGCTTGTCCAGGAAAATATTTATTAAGTAAAATTGATTATATTATAGCAGAAGCAAATAAAATAAATGAATATGAAGAACCTAAAAAAGAGGAGGAGTTTGAAGTGGCAAAAGTATATAAAAATGGAAGCACTATTGAAAAAGTGTATGCAGATACAAATTTAACAAAACAAGTAGGAAGTTTAGATAAATATGAACAATGCGAATGTTTAGCAATAGTCAATGGAAGATATTTAGTTAAATATAAAGTAAATGGAACAAACAACTATAAATGTGGATTTGTTAAATATTCAGGAGGAGTAAAATAATGAAATTTATATTAAATAAAGATATATTGACAATAGAAGATAAAGAAAAACCAAATTCTGGTTCTGTAAATTATTATGAAATACCAGTAGAATATGATGAAAGTTGGGATAATTTAACAATTACAGCTGTTTTAGTAGAAGAAGATGCAGAAACAGGTAAAAGTATTTCTGTAATAGATCATAATGTATTTATAGATAATAGTTTAGATGGAAAATACCAAATAGGATTTATGGGATATACAATAGAAAATGAAGAAAAAACATACCAAATATCTACTAATTTAAAACCTGTAATATTTAATAGAGGTGCAGGACAAATTACAACCCAAGAGCAAACTTTACCAACGCCAACAGAATGGGAAATATATATTGCACAAATGCAATCAATAACAAATACAATAAATGGTTTGGCAGAAGATTTAGATGCAGAAGTGCAAGATGTAATAACACAATTAGAAAATGGAGATTTTGATGGGGCAGACGGAATAACGCCAACAATAGGACAAAATGGTAATTGGTATTTAGGAGATGTAGACACAGGATTACCAAGTCGAGGACTACAAGGACAAAAAGGCGATAAAGGAGACAAGGGAGATAAAGGAGAACAAGGCATACAAGGAACACAAGGTGCAAAAGGCGACAAGGGAGATAAAGGAGATACAGGAGCTACTGGTGCTACTGGACAAAAAGGAGATAAAGGAGATAAAGGCGACAAGGGAGACACAGGAGCAAATGGACAAAATGGAACAAATGGTCAAGATGGTTATACACCAGTAAGAGGAACAGATTATTGGACGGCACAAGATATAGCAACAATAGAAGCCTATTGTGCTAATTATATAGACGAAAATATAACAGATGTGATAGGAGGGTCTTATTGATGACTTTAATTCAATTATTTACGGCGATAGCCAATGCAATTAGAGGAAAGACAGGAAGTTCAAATTCAATACCAGCAGAGAATTTTCCAAATGAAATATCAAATATAACAACAGGAAAATTAACTAATGCAGAATATGAAGAAGCGGATGAAGATGTTGATGATATATTAGAAAATACAACAGTTCCAACAGGAACAATATCAATAACTGCTAATGGAGAATATGATGTAACAAATTATACAGATGCTAATGTAAATATAATAAATGATTATAATGTAAAAATGAATACTTCTTTTACATCTTCAAAACCAAATTTTGTTTCAAATATTACAAATTTACCTGTGGTAGATTTAAGCAATGTAACAACTGCAAGTGGCTTGTGCAGTGGATTTTCTAGTTTGATTTCTGTTCCATCATTAAATTTTACTAACATAACAGACTTTTCTAATGCTTTTAATAATTGTAAATCATTATTATCTTTTGATATGGCTCAAATGACACCATCTACTGCTAATACAATTAACATGCAAAATATGTTTGCAAGATGTGATAATATACAAACAATAGATAATTTAGATATAAAAAATGTAACATCCTTATATACTGCATTTAGTGAATGTAAAAAATTGACAACATTAAATTTAATAAATAGAAACGAAGCAAAATTAACAACCTATGGTTTAGATTATGCTTTCAGATACCTTAATAGTATGGTAACTTTAGATTTAAGTAATCTAAACACTCAAAATATTACTTCTCTTACATATACTTTTTATAACTGCCCATTATTAGTAAATTTAGATTTATCAAATTGGAATTTAAGTAGTTTGACAGGAATGAATTTGTCATTTGGTAATTGTGCAAATTTATCAAATAATAGTTTAAATAGTATATTGTCAATTTTACCAAGTGCAACATCGTTATCTTCAGTGAATAAAAATTTATCGAAATTAGGTTTATCAAGGTCGCAAGCAACAACTTGCACAGGATTATCAAACTGGGCAGCTTGTGAAGCAGCAGGTTGGACTACTGGATATTAGGAGGTAAAATATGGACGCATTAAATACAAAAATAAAAAATATTAAAACAGAAAAAATATTAAAAGTAAGACCAGAAAATATAAAAAGTGGAGTATCTGTGTTTGGAATAAATGGAACATATACAAGTGATGCAAATGCAACAG